CTGCGCGCTTGGCGATCGCCACGACATCGCCGCCGGTTTAAGATGTACGCGCATGTGCTGGTCCTTATGCAGTCAATGGGGATGCTGCAAGATTCCGATGCATTACCCCCTCCGGTTGCGGCGTTTAGCGCAACGCCACTAATAGGCAACGCTCCGTTGTTTACAACATTCACAAACGCTTCTTCAGAAGCAGATTCATACGAATGGGACTTCGGAGATTCAACAACATCAACTCTTACAAACCCCACAAAAACCTACACTGCCCCTGGCACATACACCGTTAGGCTAACAGCAACGGGGCCTAACGGCGTAGCTATAGAAACAAAGGTAGCTTACATTCAGGTTAATGCTGTGCCTCCCCCAGTACCGCCAGCCAGTACCTCAACTTCTGGCAGGTGGTTCTATTTCATCCGTAGGCGAGATTAGCTCTAGCCGTTGTGTCACGAAACGGTGGTATTACGATAATACAAGGGATATGCAATGACCAACGAACCAGTATCACTAGGAGAAAAGAAGTCTCTATGGGAGCAGCTTGCTAACACGTTGCAAAACGCTGTTGACATGCCTGCTACCTATACGACCTATGACCAATTGTCTCCGCAGCATATCCCCATATTCCTACTCAAACTCCAAGGGAACACCAACACTGAGATTGCTGAAATCATAGGGATGAACCGAGCCACCATTGGCCAGGTGCTTCGGAGTGTTGCGGGTCAGCGGCTTTTGTCTGAGTTATATCTTGAACGCGGTCAGCAGCTTAAAGATAACAACATCATGGAGCTGATCCAATCCACTGTACCCGAGGCCATTGAAACTACGGTCGAGGTCATGAGGACTGGACGCGATGACCATCGACTTAAAGCCGCCCTTAGCTTGCTGGATCGCGCTGGGTATAACACAGTTCATAAGGTCGAGACCACTACCAAGGTTGTCATTGAGCGTGACAGGGCAGAGTTGCTCCAGATGGCATTAGCTGAGAGCGCAGATGTAGGTGACGCCGAGTTTGAGGTGGTTATCGAGGTTGAGGATGCTGCTTAGCGACGCAGAGGTGCACGAAGAGGTGTCAGCTATGTCATCGGCTAGTCTTGAGTTGCTTAGGATTAAAGCAGAGCAAGACTTGTATGTATTCTCTAAGGGTATCTTAGGGATGGCACAGATGAACGAGAGGCTGCATAAGCCTCTTTGTCGTGCGGTAGAAAGCGATGGGGTGGCCGACCCTACGGCTGGGGATACAGGGAGGTATGATAGATTCCTAAGACAACTATATCTCCTATCCCGTGGCCATCTTAAGACCTCGGTTATAACCGTTGCGGATAGTATGCGGAGGGCGGTGCGTAACCCTGAGGAGCGTATCCTCTTCGGGAACGAAATCTGGGACAACAGTGTTGCCTTTGTAGATCAGATCAAACAGTACTTTGATAGCAATGCAATGGTGAGGTTGTTATGGCCACACGTAATCCCAGACAAGACAGCGGGGCCGGGGTCAAAGTGGTCAGGCACAGGCTTGACCCTAGTCCGCAAAGGCTCGTACCGAGAACCCACCTTCTTTCCCATTGGCGTGGGTGGTGCGATCACTTCGAAGCACTTTACCCTAATCAATCTGGACGACTTGATAGGCTTGGATGCTTTCGAAAGTCCAGCCGCAATGCGAAAAGCTATTGGTTGGAATAACAACGTCGAGCCATTGGTTGTCAATTCGGATACCACGATTATCCGGTGGATTGGCACGAGGTGGCTAGGCGGTGACCTTTATGAAGATATCATCGATGGGTATGGTACTGATCTTTATATGTTTCACCGTGGTCCCCGGATGCCGGACGGGACGTTGTATTTTCCTGAGATGATTTCTGAAGAGTTCCTGCTGCGTATGCAGCGCAAAGATCCCGCGCGCTACGCAGCACAGTACCTCAATGACCCGACTAGTGGCTACGTCGCGGACTTTGAGTACGAGAGGATTAAGTCATTTTACATTGACCCACAGGATCGGGTTAGGTTTTATCACCAAGGTGAAGAGCATCAACTCGAAGTGATGTCAGAACTAGACAGGGTGCTGGTAGTCGACCCCAATAGCGGCAAAGCCTCGGCACCGGATGAAGCTGCAATATCAGTAACCGGACAAGGGCCATCCCCTGACGCGTATGTGTTCTCCCTCGAGTCATATGCTGGCCGTCCAAACCCTGATGAACTCATCGCTAAGACCTTAGAACTCTACCGGAAGTGGCGCCCGAGGGTAGTGGGTGTTGAGGAGGCCGGCCAGCAGGCTGTAGTAATCTTTAACCTCAAGAAGAAGTTTCACGAAGAGGGGCTACCTTCTAGTGTGATTGAAGCCTTGTCTCCAGGTAATGTAGAAAAGGAGAAGCGTATCCGTGGCCTGTTGCAACCAGTAATCTCAGACTTCAGATACTTTGTGCCTGAAAGCCAGATGGAGCTACGCACTAGTCTTAAGAAGTTTCCTGGCGTCAAGCTGTTTGATCGCCTCGATGCCGCAGCGTATTGCATTAAACTCCTTCGTCCACCAGCTAGTGCGTCTGACATGGCGCAGTACCGTAAAGCCACGAAGTTAATACTTAGTCGGCGTAACCGCTACACAGGATACTAACATGATGCCTCAAGGGTTGTATGATCCAGTGCGGCTTAACCGACTGGGGATAGACTTGGTTCGAGAGCTCCGTAACGCCCAGAGTGCGCGAGCGGGGCTCGAGTCTAAGTGGACCAACTACCTTCGTGCTTACCGTGCTGAACCAGAGTACTCGGTGAAGTCGTTCCCGTACGAAGGATGTAGCAATCTAGTCGTGCCACTCATTGCCACAGACGTGGACAAGACAGTTGCATGGATTATGAGCCTGTTGTTTCAGCATGATAACCTCTGGGTGGCCAAGGCTCGGAGCCCAGAAATGGTTGAGATAGCGCCACGTATCCAAGAGTTTATGGAGTGGGCACAGCATCATGAGCTCAACCTGTATGACGAAGTGGCCGACTTTGTAAAAGAAACCGTGTTGCTTGGCACCGGGGTGCTCAAGACTCGCTACCACCGAGACGTACGTAAGGTATACGAGTACCGCGAGGCACAGACAAACTCGGCTCAAGAAGAAGGGCAGAATTTCGAGCGGATGTCTATGGTCTCGATGTCAGATCGCCCAAGCGTGGAGCATGTCTCCCTATGGGATTTCTATGTTGACCCGTCAGCGCCCACTATGGAAACCGCATCCTGGGTGGCTCAGCATGTACCCATGACCTGGCAGCAGTTCCAACAGCGTGAACGCATGGGGGTTTACTACAACAGTGGCAAGCTCCGCGAATCCTGGGCTAACTCACGAGGGCATGAGATTGACCAATACCAACAGCGCCAAGACTCCTACGTGCCTTATGACGGCACCAAGCTGGAGCTATACGAATTCTGGACCGACTGCGACATTGACAACGATGGCTTGGAGGAGGCTTGTGTTGTCACCATCCACGTGCCTTCCGGTGAGATTGTCCGGTACGACTTTAACCCCTACTTTAACCAACGGCCACCCTATGACCTAGCGCCGTTTGTCCGTGTCCCTAAGCGTATCTACGGCATAGGGCTTGGAGAGATGGAGTTTTATGGTCAGGAAGAAGTTACCACCATGCACAACCAGCGTATCGACGCTGTTACTGTGCGTAACATGCCTGTGTTCTGGGCAATCAAAGGGGGTAGCGTCACCCAGGATACCGCTATCTTTCCAGGTACTAAGCTCCTAGTCAATAGCCCTAACGAGGTCGGTGTGTTGCCGCTAGCCGTGGGCCAGTTTGTATCCACAGCTAGTGACGAACAAATGGCTATGGCGATCATGCGAGAACGAGTGGGCATTAGTGACTTTGTCACAGGTGGCGACGGGCCGGATGTTTCCTATGCCACCGCAACCACAGCCATCAATCAACTTCGGGAAGGGAGGAAGCGACTTGACCAATCGGTGAGAGAGTTCCGCAAAGCACTCGGCGGCGTAGGGACCAAGGTGTTTGAACTCTACCAACAGTTCAATCAGAAAGGAAAACAATATACCGCCTTGGGTGGCCCAGATGGGGCCATTGTAACTCAAGTCCTGAATTTCCCACTTGACCTGATCCGCGCGAATGTTATTATTGATGTAGCAGCAACGTCAGCGGCGGTCAACAAGGAAGTGGAAGTACGCACTAACACATTGATTATGCAGCTTCTCGGGCAGCATGGTCAGCAACAGTTGCAGCTTGTCGCCCAGATACTAAATCCCCAGGTGCCTGCTCCGCTCAAAGAGGCAATGTTTATCCAGCTTCAGAGCGCATCAAAGCTGATGAAGCGTGTGCTAGACAGCTACGGGGTACAAGACGCGGACGAGATGATCTACGATCCACAGTCACTCCTTGGAGCACTCAGTGGGAATACTGGACAGCAATCTATCGGAGGCCCAGCGGGGCCACCTTCGCAGCCTCCAGGAGCATCCGGGCTTCCTGGTCTACCAGCAGGAGCTGACGCAGGTGCTCAAGGAGGCGCAGGGTTTAGTCAACCGAGCTACTGAACCTCACGAAATCTATCGCGCTCAAGGGAGAGTTAATGCCCTTGAGATGGCCGTCACAATGGTCCCTAAACTATTTAATAAGAGACAATGACCCAACCGTTCCAGCCCGTGCCATTGCCGGGCAACTATGACCCTTCAATGATTCCAGAGCGACAGGCAACGGCGCCCGCACCTGTGGCCCCTGCTCCTGCGGCTCCGGTTGCTGCTCCAGCTGCTCAGCCTCCCCAGACGCTTTCTGGTCCTGGGATTCCGCCAGAGCTTCAGGGCCGGCCCGTTGAACAGGTTATGCGTATCTATGACACCCTGAAGAACGAGTGGCTCCAGAATCGCGTAACTCCACAGGCTGCTCCCCCAGCTCCGGTAGCCTCAGCTGCAGCGGCTCCTGACGCTTCGCCGTCTAGCTTCTGGTCTAATCCTGAGACAGTCATTGGGCAAGAAGTAGAACGACGGGTACAGGCTGCGGTGGCTCAGGCGCTTGGACCCACGATTATCCAAGGCAACATGACTGCGGCTAAAGCTGCACGTGACGCCACGGCAGCGCGGTTCCCTGCCTTTGCAGCAGTTGAGACTCAGGTGATGCAGAAACTCGGGTCAGTTGATCCCCAGCTGCTTACAAACCCTAAGGCTTGGGAACAAGCGTTCTATCTTGCCTATGGTGAGGCGCAGTCGGGTGAAGGTCCGCCGCCCGTGCCCCAGGCTCCTGCTCCACCCGCTGCTGCACCAACCAATACCTTTGCGCCTACCTTTTCTCAGCCTGCTAGTTCATTCTTTGCTGAGCCGGGCCGTTCAAGCATTAGCTCAAGCACCAACGCGGCACTGTCTCCTGCGGAGCTTAACGTAGCTCAGAAGTTTGGCATGACAGCAGAGCAGTATGTATCCTGGAAGGGGGGTCGCGCCAATGGCTAAGGTCCCTGAAGTTGATGTGCGGTCAAGAGAATACGACAACATGCAATCGGCTTTGGGTCTTGACCCTGACAGCTTAGAAAGCGGTAAGTCATACCGGTGGGTTAACCGATCCGCAGTGAAAGTAGCCCGTGCCAAGATCAAGGGCTACCGGTTGTGCGAGGCGGGTTCTGGCATTACTCCACTCATCGAGGTGGAGAATATGGCTAACGGAACCATTGTTGCTGGAGATCTGGTTCTCATGGAGACAGACACGGCAGCCTTGAAGGGACGTAAAGCAAGAGAGGTGGACCTTGCGATCCAGCGGACGAAACGCGCTGGGGAGGACGTAGTAAAGAAAGGAAAGAGTCTTGGGATCAAGACTCGCGTGATTACTGATGATGACGATGACGACGAGGATTAACACATGAGCTTCAGGCTCTATGGGGCTGATAATCAGTTGCCCCCCCACGGTACGCGCCCGATTGCTTCGGGTGAAGAGTTTGAGACGGGATCGTTGCTTCTGGTTGACGCCGCAGGCGCATACGTTGAGTGCGGCGCCAATCCCGCCTTGGTTGCAGCTGTGTCTACTGGTCCCGCAGGTGTAGGTTCTGGCCCGTTGTTTCCGGTAGGCACCCGAGAGTTTCCACCGGGCATGGTGACTGGGACCAAAGCTGGAGGTCCTCGGTTCTCAGCTGAGTTTGTTGGGGCCCTTGGTACGCCTCAAGTAGCATATGGAGTCACAGCGGGTGCAGATGGCCAATGGCGCGTTGACTTTGCCAAGACAGGAGCGACTGCTCGGGTAACCTTCCTGGAGTCAGTCAACAATGGTATTTCACCCGTCGGACGAGTGATCGTTCGTTTCTTGGACGCCAACGTCCAGCCGTCCTAACAGGAACCCGCAATGCCAACTACCAGAGGTACTTATGCGGAGCTTATGGCTCCTGGCTTGAACATGCACACGTTTGATCGTCTGCGTGAAAAGCCTCCAATCTTCTCGCGGTTTATGAACGTCAAAACCTCGACGAAGGCGTACGAAGAGGACATGGGGCACACTGGGCTTGGCCCATTGGCCGAGAAGCAGGAGCTCGAGCTGGCTATGCTGGATCAGCCAGAGCGCCTGAACCTCGTTCGATTTGTCCACAAGACCTACGGGCTGGCCATTGTCTGGAGTGAGGAAGCTCGCGATGACGACCAGTACGGGTTCATTATGAACATGGCCGGTATGCTTGGCCGTTCGTCACGGTGGACTACGGAACTATGGGGCCACGATGTTCTTAATCTTGGCTTTGTGTCCACGCGGTACACATCGCGTGATGGGCGTCCATTGTTTGCACCGAACCATTTCATCAATGGTCGTGATGCTGGCCGTGGTACGTTCTCCAACATGCCTGCTTCACCATCAGACCTTAGCATCAGTGCCTTGGAAGAGGCCGTCCAGGTGTTTGGTACTATGGTTGACGAACGTGGTATGCCTGTGGAAAGCATGGCACGCAAGCTGGTTGTTTCGCCTCAGAACGAAATGACTGCTCGCCGGATTCTGGAGACCACGCAGTATCCTGGTGGTAACCTGAACGACATCAACCCCATTATCGCCGCAGGCTTGGAGTTGATTGTGACTCCGTTCCTGACGGACTCCGACGCTTGGTACCTCCTTGGAGACACCAACGACGTTGACCTTCGGTGGTACTGGCGCAAGCAGCCCGACACGAAGACCTGGGATGACGAAGGAAAGGATGCTACTTTCCATCGCATCAAGCAGCGTCACAGCGTCGGTGTAGGTGACTGGTTTCATACTTACGGTTCGCAGGGAGCGTAAGATACTTAGGGAGTGGGAATGCCAATCCGGGTGCTCCCTACTTCCTGGTATTATGATAATACAAGGGGCTTAGCATGGCGTCCAGAGTCACAGTTAAAATAGGTGGGGGCAAAGGTCCAAAAGTACGACTAGACTCGGTGGCACGCTGGTCCTGGGAACTTCAGCAAGTAGGTACGGGTAAGGTAACCTTTGAAGCGCATGATGCGGACGGTCAGCTATACTCAGGAGAGGTCACCACAAATGACAGGCTCGAAGGTATGGCTGCCGTCCGTGTCAACGCGATTGAAGTTCCCTTTGCGTTTATTGCTACTCTAGTTAGAGAATCCGATGCCATACCTAGCAATTAACCCCGCCGCAGCGTCACCAGTATTGCCGATCACCGCTGTTCCTAGCGGATACCCGCAGCTGTTTAATACCTATGAGGAGGTGATCTTCCGACTGGGTAATCGTCTTGATCTCGGTCAAGCACAGATTGTGCGGTGGATTAACGAGGCTTATAGAGAGGTTGCCTGGTTGCTAGATCTCGAGAGCTACCGAGGCTCGGGTGTGTTTGTTACAGTTCCTGGTCAGCACTTGTACCAACATGGGTCGCATATTCGAGTGGTGTCCAAGCTAACCGTAGACTACCCTGCATCTCAGGGTTATGAAGCTCCATGTATGAATAAGATCACGCTAGAGGATATCAGACTTATCCCTGCATATGATCAACCCCTGGAGCCACGAGTGTGGGCACCTTATGGCTCAAGGCTTATTGTGGTGTATCCTGTTCCCACAATTGCCCATAACATTGTAGCTGACTTCCGCACACGTCCGCGTGAACTCGCTAACTTGTTTGATAGCATTATTCTTGAGCCTGAGCACATGGAGGGACTTATCCTCTGTACTCGGGCAAAGGCGTTTTCAGCATTGCAAGAGTATGGTCCGGCAGCGCAGGCCCAGAATGAATGGATCTCTTGGTTGCGGACTAGACCCAGCGATGCGGCACAACAGGATGAGGGTCGCGTATCTCGGATGTATCCGGCGCGGTCCCAGAGACAAAAGAACCGTAGCAACCGGAGAATGTAATGCCGTTCACTCAGAACATCCAAGTTGCCTTACCAGCTAACGCTGACAGCATCTCCGGTGGTGCCAATGTTATCCGTAACCTAGCCAGGGACTTGAAAGAACGCCTTGAGTCTCTGGTATTCGATGCGGATAGCGACCCTCTGGTGTTGTTGCCTAACCTGGTTAATGCCTCAGCCATCTTGGCTAGCTCCGTAACCACGGTTAAAATTGCTGACAGCGCGGTTACTAATGCTAAGCTAGCTAACGGTAGCATTACTAACGCCAAGCTGAGCGGGGCCTTCGTATTCCCGACAGTGACGCCTAACTTCAGTGATGTTTCTATCAGCCTCCGGCTGCGGATTCTTAGTGGCCCGGTTATTGGCCATAGAACGGTAAGCGCAGGTGGAGCATATGAAGTTAATGCGCAGACTACTAATCACCACCGGCACACGATGACTAGTGCGGGCATGATTAGCATTAATGATATGCAGAGCTCCCAGGGGTTGTTTCTAGAGATTGGGCAGAACTCCGCGGGCGGGCACACTGTAACCTTTAACAGCCTTATCATCTGGCCTGGCAACGACACCGCGCCTTTAGTTACCACAATTGGTAACCGCAAGGATTGCTTTGTGTTTATCCAGGCAGGCGCTGACACCCTTGGGTTTGTAGTTGGGCAGAATTTGCCTTCAGTCTCATGAGCCTATACCACTGGCTGTTAATGGCTAGTGTCAACAACACTAGTATCGCAGGGTTCTTGGAGACAGTTACCTTTGACCCTTCTCCTAACCCACAGACTTCTACTAAGCCAGCATGGGCTCTATATTACAGAGTTTTTGCAACAGCTGGTGGCGGGGGTGGTACTCACGGCAACATGGCATCGCCAAGTCTAGGGGGTGGCGGTGGGGGTGGTCAAGGAAACACCAGAGGCTACGATGGATTCATTCCTAACGGCGTGTCTGAGATTACAGCAAACTTTATCGGCACGGGTGGGATGACCGGAGAATACAGTGGTGTTGGTGCTACTGCTGGCGAAGATACAGAGATCACGAATGGCTTAACTACGTTGGTTGCTAATGGCGGTGGCCCCGCTGGTGGTAACGGCCAAGGCGGTGCTCCTTATGGGGAAAACGGCACACTAACAACCGGTGGTCGAGGCGGAGAGCTTGAAGAGGGAGCCGGTCGCGGAGGTTGGGGCGGTGCGCCTGGCCAACAGTCTATTTTTGATGCCCAAGACGGCTATGTCATAATTACGTGGTCCAACGTACCTATCTAATGACTAGAATAACTAACGGAGACCTGTACGCGCTACGCCGGGATGCACAGTCTCGTGCTGGGGCAGGTGTGCAGATGACGCAGGAGCTAGGTGCAGAATTGGCTCAAGTCGAGATCTCGTTCCCGTCGTTTCGTGGAGGGCTTGACTACAGCCAGGCGCCGCATAACGTCAGCACAGACTTTACCCAAGAGACCCGTAATGTAGTCATCACGGAGCGTGGCTACCTTAAGCGCACTCCCGGCCATATGATTGCTGAGACTATGGCTGCGCGGGTGGTCAGGGATATGCACCTGCACCCGTCGCTGGACTTCTCCGCTGAGCTTTTGCTATTCGACGCGCCGTTCATCGGGGTTAAGAGTACAGGTGCCACCGTGTGGTATGACGCTGAGCTGCCGACAGCCTCACGTTGGATTGGCGTAACCAACGGAGAAGACTTTGTATTCAGCGATGGTAATACAATCCTTTGGCGTAGGCCATTTGCAGGGACTCCGGGCGTTGTTGCGATTCCTGACGCACCAGCGGGGCGCACCATTGCCAACTTTGCGGGACGCGTATTCTTGGGCGGTTTTACCCAGCTAGGTGTTTATCAGTCCTTAGGGATATACTGGTCAGGTGGCTCAGGGCTTGTCACCGACTGGACCGGCATTGGCTCGGGCGCTGAGCTTCTAATATCTAATAACGCCACAGATGATAGAATCATAGCCATGCGCCCGATGTCATTTGACATCTTGGCTATTCTATGCCAGAAGAACATTTGGGTGGGGCTACGCACTGGCGACCCCAATAGGCCCGCAGACTTCCAGCAGCGCACTACAGGTATTGGCTGCATTGCTGAGCCTACTGCCCAAGTCACCCCGATAGGAGTTATCTTCTTGAGCGAGGGCGGGGTTTATGTGTTTGATGGCAACAACGCTTCGCTCCTCAGCGGGACGATTAACGCGGCGTTGTTGCCTATTGACCGTAGCAATATTAATCGCTACAGCGCGACGTATGATACCATTGAGAGCCGCTACTGGCTTTACACTCCACAAGGTACCTGGTGCTTTGAACTCAAGCATAACCGCTGGACGTTCTTAACCTCGGTTGTCGAGAACTCTGTGGTGTTTAGTCAACAGTTTGTAGCGCTAACCTGGGAAGCATCTACTGGCACATGGGCAAACGCCGCAGGGGCATGGGAAGATGCCTCGCCAAGCGCTGGTGCTCAAGCTATTGTCATGTCACGGGGTAATGTCTTAGCTATGTACTCTGACTCTAGCTATAGTTTTTTAGATGGGCAAAGTACTATAGCTCGGTACCGGCTTGGACCTCGAGACACGCCAGAGGCGGATAGCATGTTCACCCTGCAGCGGGCTATTATCCGATACAGAGGCTCAACCACTGGAATGGCTATTAGCTACAAGCGCCCAAGCGACGGTGCAGATGTTAGCTGGCGCTTGCTTACACTGCCCGACCGAGGCAGAGAGTACAACGTAGCGGAGATTGGGGGCAGCCAAACGATGATAGGTATGGATGTGTTTGTCGAATGGAATCAGCCTACAATCGAGATTTGCCATGTCAAGATTAAGGGAATGTTCCGCAGCAGCGAGAGGGTAATGCTATGAACTTTAGACCCTTTACCTTTGCTACAGAGTTAACAGCTAACTTTCTACGCAGACTGATTGACGATCTCAACAGGCACTTGTTATCCCTCGAGCGAGCGTTTGACACCTTAGAGTATGTAGTGGCTGAGGTTGCCGCTACTGCCACGATTAGCACTGAAGGCTCTCGTCGTAGAGCCTTTTTTGTGGATACAACAGCTGGCAACGTAGTGCTTACACTCCCTCCTGCAAGTAACTCCACAAGTTATAGGTTCAAGAAGCTAGGGGCGGCTAACACCTTGACAGTACAAGCAGCGGGATCAAACGTAATAGATGTGGCAGCGGTAACCTCTAAGGTGTTAAGCGCCGACGGGAGCTACCTAGTCCTCGAAGATCACAACAACGTATGGTATACATTTTCGCAGGGGGTGTAACATGGGAGTTGATCCAGTTACTTTAGCACTGGGTGGTGCTAGTGTTGTTGGTAGCATCTGGCAGGGAATTAGCGGGAACAGAGAAGGTAGGAGAGCGCGCGAAGCGCAGGAGCAGCGTCAACGAGAGATCGACAGCGCTACTGCACCATACATGTCGAGGTACGCCGGCGGTACCCTTAAGCAGCCAAGCAGCTTGTGGAACACGGCGCTAGGCAATAACTTGACAGCGACTCAGAATCGTCCTATCCAACAGTTTGCATTTGATCCATCGACTGCTAACGAGATTGGCACCTCGCTTATTGACACCAGGCAGTTTGATCCTACTCTAGGTGGGGGTACAGTTCTCCCTGACTGGATGGGTGAGACGGCGCTTAACGACCCGAACACCGGTCAGTCGTTTATGGACTTTAGCCGTCTCCTAGATCCATCAGGGATGTCTACAGGTGCCAACACATCGCAAGACGCCTTGATGCAATTGATCCGGGGTGGAACGGGAGCTAGCATTGGAGGGTTTAATGCTAACGCTAGGGTTGACGGTATTCAAGCAGATGTTAACCAGACGGCGCAAAGCTCTCTCGAACAGCTTGCACGCGATGGGTCAAGGTTTGACTTAGATGCAATGTTTAACGCCTTAGGTCTGACCGAAGACAGGAACCGTGAACGCTCGGTGGCTGAACTCCAGGGTAGTGCGGGGTCTATCGGCCAGCGGTTTGGCACAACCATGGGCTTGCAGGAAGGCAGGCTGCGCGCGCAGATGGAAGAGGATGCTAACTTGCGTCGGCAGGGCCTTGCGCGTGATTCGTTTGAGTCAGCCCAGGAGCGGCGCATCAACGCTAGCAATGCACTGACTGCTCAAGATAGTTTGCGAGTTCAGGCTATGATTGCCAACCAAGGTAATCAGGCTCAGATCAGCTTAGGTAATGTCAACGCTCGGCTTGGTGCGCGAGGCCAGGATGCTAATGTTTCCATCGCTAATGCTAACAACCAGACGTCAGCAGCAAGCGCGTTGGCTCAGCTTCAAGGCTCGTTGTTTAACACCCAGATGAGTGGACGCAACGCGTTTAATAACAACTTGTCCGGAATGATGACAAGCCAGATGGATAATGCTACTCGGATTGCATTAGGCAATCAGACGGCGTCAAACAACGCAATGCTTTCGCGCAATGACTTTAACCAGCGTGGCGCACAGATTAGCCAAAACGACCTGGGGTTGCTTGCTAACATCCTCGGCCAGAACGCATCGTCTGCTAACCAGATGGGACAGTTTAACGAAGCCAATCGGATCAACACTGGACAGTTTAACACAGGTATGGAGTTTAATAACTTCCAGAGTGGTATTCAGCAGGGTCAGTTTGATCAGGGCATGATTCAGCAGCTGATCCAGATGGGTCTTGGCCAAGAGAACTTTGCAGACTCGAGAGCCTTGCAGGCCCTTGGGATTCGAGCAGGTGTGCCAACCGCTGGAGCTAACCCAAACGCAGGCGCAGTTGGCGGAGCTGTCGGAGATATGGGTAACATGCTTCTGATGATGCAGATGCTCGGAGGGGCTCCGAGGAGCAGCACTCAAGGAGCCCCTCGTAGTGAAGTAACCGCAGGTAGAGACCCCAACGTCTGGGCGCCTATTAATCCAATGACCGCAATGCCAGCGTATCGCTGAGGAGATGTAAATGGGTAACTCACTACAGCGGCTCCAGCAGATGCTCCCGGTTATCGAGGGCATTAAGAACGACAGGCGCCGATTGGATCAGCAGGACCTTGGGTTGCAGCAAAGCCAAAGGCAACTTGAACTCCAGGCAGATCACCAGAGGATGTCGCAAGCTGTGCAGGGAGTAAATATGCTTCAGCAGATGCTAGGTGCCGCACAGCAGTTGGGAGATGGTGCTCAGGAACTGCTCCCCCAGGTGTTGCGAGATACTACTATGAGTGATGGCACTCCGCTGCTTAACTACGATGCCTTAGCTAAACTTCTTCCTCAAGCGCAACAAAGCACTGCGTACTTTCAATCTCAGAGCGCGGGACGCACAAACGAGCAAGAGCAAGTTAACCAGAGCAGGATTCTAGAAGCCTTGGGTCAGATTCCTGATGCTAACATTCGCGATGCTGCGGTCAATAGTTTCTCGCGGAGCAATGCTGGTAT